ATATTCTAGATTCTAAGTTTCTAATAAATCTAGCAAGTGTAGTGTTCTCTTTATCTCTTTCTATTTGTTCTTGCAAGGCTTTGAGTTCTTCTTTTATAGTCATCTTTCTAGTGAACTCTTGATTCTCTATAGTAAGGTAATGTGCAGACGTACCTATACCACTAAATGATGGGTTTTTAAATTTATGCACCATTTCATCAGCATGAAGATTACTCACACCTAATACTGAAATTATAAATATTCCAATTAACGTTCCTAATTCAATCTTTTCTCTGGTCTTTTTTCCCATCTGCCCTCGCTAGTCTGTCGACATCTATAGATATTCCCATTGCTGTTCGTACCATAGAGTCTATTCTTATCATATCGTTGTCCATTTGTCTTATTCTATCTATCAATGAAACTATCATACCGTGCTGCACATCTAATTTTTTGTGTACATCTGCTATTAAGTGTTGAAATAACTTCCATACCATATAGCCACATGCAACTGCAAAAGCTGCTGGTATTCCTACCGTCTCTAGTAGGCTCATCCATTGATTAGTATTCATTATTTACCCTTTACCAAACTACCACCAAAGTACATACCTATGATAGCTGATACTAGGTTAGTATCTAGTTGTGTAATTACCAAGCCCTGAAAAGTTATCCATTCAAATATTTCTCTTCCTTCTTTAAAGAACCAAAAGCCTGGATTCCAATTTGTATAACCAACAGTTACTGATACATCTGGATAATATACAGCAACTAACTTTGGTAAAAGTACAATAGCAAATACTGAAGTCAAAGCTATAATTCTTCTTGTCCAAGCAAATCCTTTATCAGCTAGTCCAGCATCAATAGCTTGCTTTCTAGCTTTCATCTCAAACTCGCCACGTGTAATTAGTAGCTTTTGTTGTTCTGCTTTAGCTTTTCTACTCTCAGCCCACACACTCATTAGTCCACCCAGGACTGTAGATGCTAGCATTGTAATTATTTCAAACGGAAATCCCATTAATCAAACAATCCTCTCTGTTTCAGTTCTTCATATCTATTATAAATTTTATCTATGTAATTAGGGTCAGTTGCATATCCACCTTTTTTCAAGCCTTCTATGTAACCTCTTTCATCTTTAGCATTTAAAGCTTCGGCATATCGTGATTTACTTACAAATTCCATATATCCTTGAACTGCTCCGTCTATATTTTTATACACAGCAAAAGGTTCAATACTGTCTTCCAACTTACCAGTCTTTTCATTTAGTTCTTTTGTAGGCATCATTACACCATTTTCAAAATCTTTAACACCAAAGATATTGTTATGTTGCCTAGCTAAATCACTAGCACCATATCTACTTTCAAAACCTGATTGAACTGCTACGATTTCAGGAAACGGATGTCCTGCTCTTTTTAATGCATCAACCATGTATAAAACATATTTATTTGGCTCTTTATTAACTAAAGCATTATGAGTATGAATCATCTCTCCATTTTTATCTAAAACAAATTCACCTTTACCATCTTTTTTATATTGCTTTTCATCTTGAGTTTTATACTTATCTAATAAACTTTGTACTGTAATATCAACAGGGCTTGGGTCTTCTACAATATTCCCTTGGTTATATTGCATACGGCCTACATCTTTGAAAGCATCTTTGACTACTCCACCTTCTTTATAACCTACTCTTGGTGGTAATACATCTTCAATACCTTGTTGTAATTGGTATCTAGCCTCTTCATCTAAAAATCTACCACCCTCAATAATTGGTTCAAAAGGGTCAAATCCTGTATATCGTTTTAATGGATGTCTAATACCTATCAAAGGAGTTTTTCTTGCTAACGTTTCAAACAAGCCTCTGTTGTAAAGTGTAGAGCCTGTAATGTCACCCATAATAGGGCCACCTAAACTTGATATAGCTACTAAAGGATTTGGATTTGCTCTATAAGCATCTGCAAATCTTAAACCATATTCTATTGGGCCTAGTAAACCTACTCTTTGAAAAGCTCTAAGATTTTCTTCTGCACTTCTAGCTACAAAAGCATCAAAAGCTTTACCTTTTAAATCAGTTCCTGGCTTTCTTGCAAACTGGTCATACCTTGCTTGTTGTTCTGGACTACTTCTCCAGTAATTAGTACCTCTTGCAATAGCTGTTGCACCTGCTACAAAAGCAGCAAATCTTGGAGCTGACATTGCAGGGTTATTTAAAGTATCTCTAGCAAAGTTTTTCAATACAGTATTACTAAATGCTGTAGGGTATCTTAAAAACTGTGTAAATATATCCCATTTAGGATTAGTCATATACCTAGGAACTTTAGAAAATTCTCTAGATGTAGGTAGAATTATACTTCTTGCAAATCTACCACCAGCCATAGACATATTTTTTGTCCAAAAGTTAGTATTTCTTTTTGCCCCAGACTCTAACCAGTCCAATCCTTCTTTGACACTTATACCCATGTCTTGTATTTGTTCTTTTAAATAAGTTGTTCTTTTATAAAGATTACCTTTACCAGCCCAAACTCCATCCATACTATCTAGTTTTTTAAGTATGTCTTTATCTTTACCTGTTGCTGAGTTTACAAAAGTATCAACATCATCAAATATTTTTATTCCAGCTTTTTGCAGTTTACTTAATTGAACTAATGACTCTTCAACTATATCTCTACCTGTATTAAAAGCTGCAAGCTCAATAGTTTTTGTCCAAGGCAATAGTAAGTTAGCTTTGTAGAATACTCTAGCTCCTCTTTGTAAAGCTGCATTTTGTAATCCATCACCAGCTAATCTATTTGTTAAATCTGCTTGCACATCATCTACAGCTAAGTAAACTCTGTTAGCTTCTCTGTTAGCTACAATTTCTGATAGGCCTCTCCTTTCGGTTAGTAAACTTTTTAAATCTGTTTTTAAGAATTGCAGACCGTTTTCTAATTGGTACTGAAAGTTTTTTACAGACTGCTTTCCTGATACTCTAGAAGCTGCTATTAAACCTTCTGAGAAAGAAGAGACCGTAGCTAAAGGCAGGTAAGCCATAGCATTAGCAAGTTTAAGAGTATCGTATGCACCTTGTTTTATTTGTCCTTCAAAAAAGTTTACTGCACCTGTAACAGACTTGAAAGACTCTATCATGTCTTTTCTTTCTGTAGGTGTTAAACGTCTACCTAAAGTTTTAAATACGTCTTCATCTAAAGGGTCTACATGAGTCGCTATAAAATCATCTATGTTATTTCTTCGTAGGCTTTCAAATGTTAATACGTCTTTACCTTCTATATCTTTTTTCTTTACAACTTTTGTCTTAGATTTAGCACCACCTAAAAAACTTATTTTAGTTTGTATTGTATTAGCAGCATTTAAACCATAACTAGCACTAACAGGTATTAACTCATTAGTTAAATATTTTTCATAAGCATTGTCATCTATTTTTAACTTTCTACCATGTGTAAGTAAATTAGCATGACTAGCATATAACTCATTATTAATGTTCAACATACCATCTGCAATTTCACCTGCTTCTTTTTGTGATATTTTTAAATCATTAGATAATTGTGCAACAAACTCATCTCTATTATCTTTTATAGCTTGTCTGTTCCATTCTCTTGGAAAATAGTTTTCTATTCTAATATCACCAAAGCCTGCTTCTTGAGCATCTCTAGCTATACCGTCAAACCATTTTCTTAAATCTTTTGCTACTGCTTTTACTTCTTTACTTCTACCATTTAATGCTTTGGTATTTCCTCTTAAGAACCTAATAATAGCTATCTCATCGGCTTGCATCATAACCCCATCAGGAGCTATAGGCTCTATAGTCTTCCAGAACCCTAGTCTTTGTCCCTCATCCATGAACATATAATTGCCTCGTCTAGCATTTAATAGTTCAGGAAAACTCCAGGCTACTGACTTATTACTTCTTTTACCTATACCTAATTGAGAATCATGGTCTAATAAACCTCTGAAGAAAGTTGCATACTCTACCCCTTGTTTTTCTAAAGTTCTTAGTTGAGCAGCATTACCTAATAAAAGTCTGCCTACGGTATTATCCCAGGCTTTATTAAACTTTAATCTAACATTATCTATAAGACTATCGTCTCTATATACTTTAGGCTTATTGTTTATTTGTAAAACTGGATTAGAAAAATTACTCCACTTCTGTCCACCATAACCAATAACACCACCTAGTAAAACACCAGCAGCAGTTGAACCTACTAATTCTTTTGCTGAGTAAGCTCTTCTCAATCCTGTATTTATTTCAATGTTCTGGTTAGCATGGTTATGTAAACCCATCCAGCCACCAACTTCTATTGCACCTATACCACCTGCTACTTTTGTTGCAGCCTTTGCAGCTTCTTCTAGTGACCCATCTGCAATAGCTTTTTTAAGTTGTGTTTTATTTAAAGCTTTTTTATTAGCCTCGCCTAGAAGTTTAATTCCTTGAGCAGCTCCTCTACCTAACGTAGCTCTAGCAGCTAATGTACCTCCTCCACTAAAAGGAGTAAACAATGCAGCTAAAATAAGAGTAGGGTCAGTAACCATATCTATTGTACCGTCTTTAATTAATTCAAGAAATTGTCCTGTACTACCTATGTCTGCACCATCAAACATAGTTCTTAGATATGCATAATCTTTCTTTTGTTGCTCAGTAAATTTACCAGAGTCAGCATATCGTTTCATAGCTGACGTAAGGTTAAAATCAGAGTCTCTTAGATATTCAAAAATATCTCCATCTTCACCAATAGAACCTAAAAATCTTTCAGATACTGCTTGAAATTCTTTGTCAGTCTCTAAATCATTTAAGTCGTATTGCTGGACAGGAGTACTTTGCATGTTCCTTCTAGCAAAACTAGGAGAATAATTAAAGTTTGCCATTTAGTCTACTCCTAAGTTATCTAAAGCTATACCTTGAATCCTTTGTATTTCTTTTTTTTGTTCCTCAGTTAGTTCAGTTCTAATAGTTCTATAATTATCAGGGTCGTCTAATAGACTTTGAAGATACTGTTTCATTAAATCTAACTCACGTTCTTTAGATATTTTATTTTTACCAAATAATGTACCACCGTTTGTCTTATCTTCTACAAATCTTCTAAACTCTCCACTATTAAAAGCACTCATTTGACCTGCTTCCATTCTTTTAATAGCTGTTTCTACATTACGTATTTTATTACCAGCAAAGAATTTAAGTTGTCTATTTTCTTCTGTGCTTGTAGGAGTAGGAGTTTCTTCTACATTAGAAGTATTACCCTCTTCTACCTCCATAGGCTCGTCTATTACTTCTGGTAATGTTCCTGGAGTACCAAATTTTTCTATAATTGCATCATACTTAGAGTCTACGTATCTAAGCTCTGGAGGGAAGAAACTATTTATTTGAGTAATTTTTTCTAGTTCATACTGTAAAACTTTTTCTTCATTAGTACCTTCAAACTTAGCTATATGCTCTGGTAAATTTTCTAATGCTGTTCCTGTAAAGTTTCTACCTTCCCCTACAACAGTTGCTTGTAAATCAATAATAATTTCTCTAAATTTATTTTCTTGTTCTGCTTCAGTATATTGACCACTACCTCTTATATCTCTAATTATATTAGGTATCTGCATTATTAAATTTATTTCACCGTTAGCACCTACAGTATTTAGTTTAGCTACATTCATTAAGTCATATAAGTTAGGAGTAGTATTAGGATTATTCATTAATAACTGTTGAAATGTACTGTCATGTGTTGGATTTTTAGATATAGAATCTTGATAGCCTTCATTTATTTGACCTAATACATACATAGCTGCAATATAATCAATATCTCCTTCTGCTATGTTTAAGTTGTAATCTTTTACTTGTCCTCTAATATGGTCGGCTGCATAAGCAACTTTAAGACCATAATTTTTTACAGTATTTTGAGCATCAGTTGTAGTTCGTCCTTTACCTTTAATTACATTTTCATAAAGTTTATTCATTTCAGGATTAGAACCATCAGTTAAAACCAACATCATAGCTGACTCACCAGCTTTTATAGCAGCCTCACTAGGAGGTGTAATCTCTTCTACTTTAGTTCTTACAGGTTCATTTACACCAGCATTAGCTAATCTAGGAATACCATCTGGGCCATAAGTCATATATTGTCCTTCTTGATATGTATACTCATCACCACCACTAACGTAAGTTCTATCTTTAATTTGGAATGTGCCTTCTATAGGCTTCCCTCCAATACCTCCTTCTGAAGGTGGTTTACCTATGTTAGCTCTTATCTTTTCTATTAAGCCATCAATGTTATATCTACTACCTTGGTCTGTAGCTGCTGCATCGTATGCACTAACAGCATTTTTTAAGTCTATTAATTCTTTTGCTGTTGCCTCTCCTAATGTTAAACGTAAGTTTTCGTGGGCTTCAAGGTTTTTAAAGTTTATAGTTTCTTCTGTTTCTGTACCTAATAAACCTCTTACACTTTTGGTAATTCTACCAAATACATCTTTAGGATTTTCTCTACTATTCCATTTATCAAACTCACTTAGTATTGTTTCCATATCAGGAACTTCCATACTTTCATTATATAAATTTTGATAATAGTCTTTTAATTTATTAGCTTGGTTTCTAGATTCTGAAGTAATATAAGAAGCTAATTGTACAGGATTTAAATTAGTAAACTCTCCTCCAAAACTTTCATCTTGTAATCTAGTTCTTAAATCTGCTGCAATATAATTTTGCAGTCTTTGTATATCTACATTACCATTTACAATAAATCCATTTGGATTACTTTCTTTATTGTATTCTAAACTTTGTCTTTGACCTTGTTGATTAGATAAATAACTTTGAAGATAAGTTCGCATAGGTATATTTTTATCTTGTAAAGATTGTTGTTTACTTTCAAAAGCATTTCTAACTTCTCCAAAAATACCTCCAATAGCAGGTTCTATTAGTAATCCTCTAATTAGACTTTTTTTGTAGCCTTCTTCTTCAGCTTTTTTAGCTTGTTCTATTCCTCTTTCACGTGCTGTGTCAAATGTTTGTTTAGCAAACTCTACACCACCATCATCATATAATGCCATTATTCGTCCTCTCCTCTAGCTAATAAGCTGTCATTATCAGGCTCTACCATTTCTTCTGGTTGCCTATCCAACAATCCTACTTCAGGTAAAGCTTCTATTTTTTCTACTATCTCAGTAGGTAAAACTCCGTCAGGAACTCCACCAGCTTCTCTTACTTTTTTTCTTGCAGCAACTTGAGCAACATTTTTTGCTTTCTCTACTAACATTGCTTCTTCTTCATCAGCATCACCATCGTCCATATCTAAATTAGCACCGACATCATCTGAGTCTATTCTGTACTTAACTCCAGACTTTTCAGCAAGAGCCATAAGTAAATATGCAAATGGTTCAAGTAACATCAACATTAAATCAGGATTCCATCTTCCATCTCTAAATCCTACGTAACCTATTTGTAAAGCTAAGTCCATAACTGGAACTCCATCACCCATAGCAAGGACAATAGGTACATAGTTTTCTTCATCAAGTAATTCTAAAGCTGTAGCTTCTAAAGCTTCTCTCATATCTGTAAAGTCAGGTTTACCTTCAAAAGGTCTTCGTTCTTCTACAGGTTGTGTCCAAGACTGTCCTGGTATTGGATAACCTCTACTTGAAAAAGCTTCTACAGCTTCTGGATTCATTTCTTCGCCTGGTTGTCTTTTTATCACAATTTTACTCCTTAATATGCTGGTAAGTTTGAACCACTAGCACCTGCTGGATTAGTAGAGTTTTGTAAAGCAAAACTATTCATCCAGTTTCTCCAGTCTTGTCCAGCATCTCTATTTAAAATATCATTTAAAATACCTGTTGAATACATATTTGTAGCTTGCCATGAGTTACCTCTTGGTGCTGAGAATTGATTTATCTCTCCTAAACTAATTGTAGGTGAACTACCAATACCCATAATGTTTGGTATTCTTATTGTATTGTAAGTAACGTTAGGGTTCATATCTACACCTACAGCTTCATAAGCTCTACTCTCAAGACCACTCATAAGACCATCATTTATTTTTCCTTTTGCTGCATCATATAAATCAAACTTTGCAATGTCTTGTCTAATTGCAGAGTCTTTATCAAATATATTAATCTTTTCAAAGAAACCTTGGTCTTTCGGAGCAAGTAAAGATTGTGCTTGTTTACTTAAAACATCTGAACCAGCAGCTATGTCACCTATTGCATCTGTTCCTAAAATATCAGACATCTGCTTATCTGTTGCTGCTACGTTTTTAAACAGCTCGTTAGTTTCTAATTCTAAACCCATACCTCTAGTAAGCTCTCCTGTTTTACCAAAATCACTTGGAAGTCTTATTTCACCTGGTTTCTTAGGAGGTAGTTCATAAGTTAAGTTGTCTTTATTAAAGTTCAATGGTTTATCCAAAGCCCTCGGAATAGTCTCAGATAGTTGAGCTTGAATTTGGTCAGACTTAATTCCTGCTTGAGTTGGTAAAGTATCTAAAGAAGATGAAAAGTCTTTGGAGAAAACAGACGTACTACCTTCACTTAAAGTAAATCCTTTACCTTTGAAAAAGTTTCCTACTCTATCCATACCATTAGTAATAGCTGTACTTACACTTGTATATGCATTCTTAATCCAAGTACCACCAACATTAACAGCTTCTAGAGTTTTACCTAAAACTTTTTGAAAGAAGTTTGCATTTGGGCCAAGTAGTTTAGTAGACCAAGTGGCTAACTTGCCTGCCGTTCCAAACAGGCTTCCTACAGCTCCCATTGCATAGGGCATTAAAAACATCATACCTATTTGACCAACTATTCCTAGTTTGCCAATACCTTTCATAATACTTTTAAAAGTTTTCTTAATTCTTTTACCTATTTTTTTTACACCTTTTTTAAGGCCTTTCCATACTTTACTTAGAAATCCCATTTCTTTTCTCCTTTATTATCCTAATGATAGACCATTGATGACACTTGATGCTGTTCTAAAGTTCTGACCCCAGTTCTTTGCAGCATCTCCTTCTGCTCCTGCTGCTGACATCATTGCTTGTACCTTTCTGTTAGCTGTGTCAGTAGCCCATCTGAAGTCATAGTCAGCTTGGTCTCTCAACTCTTGCCATAAGAAAGATTGTGCAGCTTGTGTAAGCCCAAAAGCATTCTGAGCATTTTGTTGATTAACTGCATTTTGTGCAGCCGTATCAGCAGTATTAGCTCTTCGTCTCCAATCTATATTTGAATTTATAACTGCTTGCTCATTAGCAGCATTCCATTGTTGTCTATTATAATTTAACTGTTCATTAAACTGCTCTACTTGATTCATAATTGCAGCATTAGCTTTATTAACATCTGTTATTCTTTGAGCATCTCTAGCTTCAGCAGCATTCTGAGCTTGAACATTGAATTGATTTGTAGCATTTATATAACCTGCATTGTATTGTCTAATCTGTGTTTCAATCTGTGCCATGAACTGTTGAGCTTGTCTATCGTTTGTAGCATTAAATTGACCCATAGCATTTATCGCTGCTTGATTACTTAACAGTCTTTGCTGTTCGTATTGACCTTTAATAACATTTGCTTGCTGTCTATTATTTAAATTAGACATATCAGTAGCTAAGAAATTTTTTGCATTTTCTATTTGTGCTTTCTGATAAAAGTCAGCTTCAGCTAAATCAGCTCTTGCAATATTAGTTGCATTTAAAACTGCTGCTTGTTGTTCTTGATTAGATTCTGTCAAGCTAACTGTTTGGAAAAACTTACTATTAGCTAGTTCAGTTTGTTGTTCAGCAGCCATATTAGCTGTGTCCATCTTAAATACATTTTCTGCATTCTTTAATACAGTTTGTTGTTGTCTTTGAGCATTAGCCTCAGATACAGCAGCTTCTATATTTCTTTGTTGAGCTACACTAGCCTGTATAGCTTGTGCATTTGCTTGAGCTAAAGGTAAAGATGCTTGAATAATAGTATTAGCTAAAGCATCTCTAGCTACTGATGAAGCTTGTAATCCTCGTTTAGCAAGCATAGCTTCAACAGTTGCAACAGCAGGCCTAGCCCATGTTGGAATCTCACCCTCTTCTATACCAGTTAAAAGACTTTCAAGTTGATTAGATACTAAAGCTTCTTCAGGTAATCCTTCAATAATACCTCTTTCTTCTTCTGTAAAATCTGTAAGCCTAGCTTCAAGAGTCTCAGGGTCTTTACCTAATTCTTGTATAGCTCCTTCTTCTAAACCAGCATTTGCTAATTGTTTTTTAGCTCTAGTAACTCTAGCTAAATTAGTACCAGTATTTTCTACAATTCTTGCTTTTGCTCCAGGACTTAATGTACCTGTAACTTGTTGAGCAACAGCTCCTGGTTCAACAACAACATCTACATCTGCAACTGGAGTAACATCAGCTACGTCAGCAGCCTCTGCTAATCTAAGTTCTTCTTTATCTTGTTGAGCAGCTCTTACTTGAGCAGCTTGCTCTACTGTATCTGTAGGTACTGCTGTAGTTGTAACTTCTCTAGCTGGTTTTATTTCTCTTACTTCTTCTACCTGACTAACAGTTTCTTCTGGTGTTGGGTCTATATCAAATGTACTTGCTTGACCTGCCTCTGGAGCTTCAACAATAGGTGCTTCTGTGCCTTCTCTATTGATACCCATTACTGTAGGAACAGGAACAGTACCTTCTGGGATATTACCTGAAGCTATATCGCCTGCACTTCTTCCTGTTAAAACATTACGTGTTCTTCTTTCAGCTTCAAAGGCTGCTTTTTTCTGAGCATCTGACATGTTTGATAATGGGTCTGGGTCTATAGAAGTACCACCACCTTCATTACCACCACCGTTGTCGCCACCACCATTGTCGCCACCACCATTGTCGCCACCACCACTATCATCTCCAGCTCTTTGACCTGTGTTGACATATCTAAAACCATTCCATCTATATATAAATCCACCTACTACTATAGTAGCTTCACCGTTTGGTGGCTCTTGAGGTTCAGGCTCTTGTCCACCACCTCCATTTTGTGAACCACCGTTTTGTTGTTGACCTCCTCTACGACCAAAGATACCTGCTTGGCCACCTGCCATGTCTAAATCATCTCTGTCTTGTGCATCTTGATAGCCTTGTCTATTTCTTACATCAGTTCCAGTTGTAAATCCTGGGCCAGAAGATAGAGGTACAGGAGCAGGCTGTGTAGGTTGTTTTCCTTGAGGAGGAGGTACAGGTCTTCCGACTGCTATAGGTTCTTTTTCTATTGGTCTTCCACCACCAGGCCCACCTATTGATATAGGTATATCTGGTCTTTGTGGTGCATTTCTTTGTAACCTAACATTACCACCTCGCCTGTAATCATTTCTTTTTGCTTTGGCTCTTTTTCTTTTTGATTTATTTTTTGCCATTATTTCACCTCGAATAACTTATCTACTTTTTCATGTAGTTTTTCTACTCTCTCCATTAATATAGTCATATCTTCTTTTACTTCTTGTTTTGTAACATAGTCTTTTGCTATTTCTTCTCTAGTTTTATTTAACAATATATCTATCCTCTTTGCTTCTGTTTCGTTTTTACGTATAGCAAAAATTATAGGTGCTACAACTAAAGTTAAAACTATGTTCCAAAAAAAGTACATGTCTTCCATTTTACATACCGTCCCCAGGGTATCTGTTTGTCCATATAGTAAAACTGTATTTAACTCCTTTCTTTAATGGTTGACATGCATGACCATGTGTTACCATTCCAGGAAACAATATACATTTTCCTACAGGTATATCTTTATTACTAAAGTTTTGTCTAGGATAAACTAAATCAGCACCTTCGTAGTCATCATTTAGTTTTATACTTCCTGTAACTAAACTAGCATCAGTATGTAAAGGTAATTCTTTTTGTGTATCTACTGAGTATCTCATTACAAATGCATCTCTAAGTCCATACATTTCCATAGGCTTCCAATAACTTTCTATAATTGGAACTATGTTTTTTTCCCAATGAGTTTTTAATTCATCCCACAAACCTAATTCTTTTAATCTTATTTCTTGAGCTGGGAACTTATCATATTCTAATGAACCCCATCCTCCATGATTGTCAGCTATTTCAATCATTCTTTCACATTGGTCTTGTGTCATAAAGTCAACAAGCAATATGTCGTCATCTAAAATTTCGTAGTCTCTACCTGACCAAAAGAATAAATCTTTAGTGGGTGGTATAAATCTATCATATAATTGTTCAAACTTTTTCTTTGTTAAGTCACCACCGTTACCATGATAAATACATGGACAACAATTTGTTACAGGATTAAATAACTGACCATCTAACATTGTAGTATTTGCTTCATGTGTTTGGAATATATAACCTTCATAGTCTAGTTGTATATCAAACTCACCACTTAAAAATATCTTTTGATAATATAACTGGTCATCTCCATCATCATCTACAGAATCAGTTGCTAGTATTTTTTTAAGCTCACCTACTTCACCTATAAATGTCCCACTATTTAAAAACCTATATTTAGTTGGGGCATCTGGAAATACATGTTCTAAATCTGCATCAGGCCAACAATATTGTTCTGCTGAAAACAAAACCTTACAATTAAATCCTAAGTATCTTTCTGTAATAGTTTCTAAATTATCTGCATAAAAAACATCGTATGCATCTGTAAATAAAATTACATCATTGTCTGGTAACTTGTTGATATATTCTCTTAACAAGTTTACTTTATGTCCACCACCTGGGCCTACCATGTCAGTTCCTTGCCACTCTACATTGTTACCAAGATTAACTACATCTATGCCACAACTTCTAGCACTTGTATATAATCTATTACATTTTTTCCTATCTGTTCCTACAGTTATAGGATGTACTGTAAAGTTTCTAGCAATACCTGCTGGAACTTCTATATCACTTGGACTTACGTCTCTAGACATTTGATTACAAGAATCTTCTTTTAATGAAACTACGTTATTCAAAATTTTCTCCTTTATTAATTTAGGTACATATTCATCAGCAGGAATAATTTTATCTATGTTATCTAATAAAATTTTTGCCGTTGAAGGTTTAATTATGTAGCCTGTTAAATTATAAGGATAAGAAGGTATTTCCAATTTATCGTCTATACTTATAACTTTATCAGGTTCGTTCTCGTTTTTTTGTAAGTATATAAAATCGTATTTATTTATTAAAGTTTTATAGTAGTCTTCATCCCAATTATGATTTATTACTGCATCATCTTCTAAAATAATAACAGGCTCATCTAAATCTAAACATGTTGACCATGCTTTTTTATGAGATAAGAAACATGCTACTTCGCTTCGTAAGACTTGTCTATTTTGAAAAGGGTCTCTAAACTCCTCATCGACTATAAAATTATCAAGTCTTTTATAATCTATTGCTTCTATAAATTTATAATTATTTAAATTATTTTTATAAAATTGTTTCTTTCTATCTGTTCTTCGTTTTAAACTTATTACTAATTTCTTCATGTAGAGATTGTAACATACCTGGTATTAAGGCTCAAAGCCTCCACCAGGGCCTCCACCTCCACCACCGAAGCTTCTTGTACCAGCAACATAAATAGTTTCGCTGTTACTTAAGCTAGATGTAGCTATGACATTACCACTTGAATCTTTTGCTCTAAATCTAAATGTTAAAGCTACACCACTTGATGATAAAGCTCCTGCATCTAAAGAAGCAGTTCCAAATCCTTGTGATGTATCTTTTTGAGCAGACCATATATATCCAGTAAATGAACCACTATCACTACTTGTAGTTTGTTTTGCTATCTGATTATAATTACCAGATGTTGCACCACTACCATTATTAAATGTACCAGTACCTAATTGAACTGCTGTCCAGTTTAATTGTACTTCTACTTGGTCAGGGTCAGCACCAGAATAATCTAAATTTAAATAACTAAAAGTTACTGGTGTAGTATTATTACCTTTACCATGTCTCATTCTAATTCTATTATCTGCTGGTTGAAAAGCAAAACCTATAACAGCTATACCATTAGCAGTACCTGATGAACTTCCTGTAGATACTAAAGCATTGTTAGGTAAATCTAAATCTACTGATGGATTATCAAAAGCAAATGCTTCTGCACCTGCAAAGTCATCCATGTCAATAGTATTACCAGAACCTGATACTCTAAAAGCAGCATACTCACCCATAGTTATAGGATGAGAACCACCAAACTCAGTTTGTAAATCTGAGAATGATTTTTGTTGTCCTGCTCCACTTATTGCCATTAACTTATTCCATTAAAAAAAGCATCTAATATAGATTTAGTGTGTGTATCTAAAACACTTCTATCGCTATCTTTATTCCAATATGTTTGTGTTCCATCATCGTAAGTTACAATAGCTGTAGTTTCCTGATTACTTCCTTCTGGAGTATGTATTACAAATACTGTTTGCATAGTTTTAGCCATTGTTTTCTAACTCCTCTATTCTTGCTAACAGTTCGTCATATCCTTCCATATCTCCTAATCCTTTTGGAGGATGTGAGTCTTCTGCTAATTCTTTAATAGCTTCTATAAGAAGTGGAACTAACTTGTCGTACCATACTGTTAGGTATTTATCGTCAATAGGAGCTTCTGTTACTACCTCTGGTAATACTTCTTGCACCTCTTGAGCTGATACACCAACTTGTCTTCTGTCATTTTCATAACCAAGTTCTTTAGCTGTTTCATTCTCTTTAAAGTAGTAACCACTTAGAGCTAATACTTTTTCTAGAGCATTAGGTATAGTACCTTCAAAGTCTTTTAGTCTTTCATCAGAGTAGAAAGCTGTAATGTTATTAGTTGCTCTAACTTCACCTGCTGTACCTGAACCTGATGTTCCGATACCTAAGCTATTAACTTGAGCATTTGAGTTTGTACTAAATCCACCTGCTTCACCTTTCTGACCTTTAGACCCTGTACCACCTGTGCCACCTGGCTCACCTTTTTGTCCTTTAGACCCTGTGCCACCTGTGCCACCTGGCTCACCTTTCTGACCTTTAGCACCTGTTCCACCAGTTCCACCTGCTTGACCTTTTTGTCCTTTCTGACCTTTAGCACCAGTAGAGCCATTAGTACCTGGTTCACCTTTTTGTCCTTTCTGACCTGTACTACCTGTGCCACCTGGTTCACCTTTTTGTCCTTTAGCACCTGTACCACCTGTTCCACCTGGTTCACCTTTTTGTCCTTTAGAACCATTGCTTCCGTTAGAGCCTGGTTCACCTTTCTGACCTTTAGCCCCTGTGCCACCTGTACCACCTGGTTCACCTTTCTGTCCTTTAGAACCATTGCTTCCGTTAGAGCCTGGTTCACCTTTTTGACCTTTAGCACCAGTAGCTCCACCACCACCAGTCTGACCTTTTTGACCTTTTTGACCTTTAGCACCATCGTCACCATCAGTTCCGTTGTTACCGTTATTACCAGCCTGGCCTTTCTGACCTTTATCACCGTTAGAGCCGTTAGTACCTGCTTCACCTTTCTGTCCTTTAGAACCATTAGAGCCATTAGTACCTGCTTCACCTTTTTGTCCCTTAGAACCTGTAGCACCTACTTCACCCTTCTGACCTTTAGAACCGTTAGAACCGTTAGTACCTGCTTCACCTTTTTGGCCTTTAGACCCTGTAGCACCTACTTCACCTTTTTGTCCTTTAGAACCGTTAGTACCATTGCTACCTGCTTGTCCTTTTTGACCTTTCTCTCCTTTAGAACCGTTAGAACCATTAGAGCCTGCTTCACCTTTCTGACCCTTATCACCGTTAGTACCATTAGAACCATTAGAGCCTGCTTGTCCTTTTTGACCTTTGTCTCCTGTTCCACCAGTTCCACCTACTTCACCTTTCTGTCCTTTAGAACCGTTAGTACCATTATTACCAGCAGCACCTACTTCACCTTTTTGTCCTTTTGAACCGTCATTACCATCGTTACCAGCCCCACCTGTTGCACCTGTTTGACCTTTCTGGCCTTTCTCTCCTTTAGCACCTGTTGAACCAGTAGAGCCGACTTCACCTTTCTGACCTTTAGAACCTGTAGCTCCTACTTCACCTTTCTGTCCTTTAGAACCAGTAGAGCCTGTAGAACCTACTTCACCTTTTTGACCTTTATCACCTTGGTCTCCAGTTCTTGCAAAGGTTACAATTAAGTCTTCACCATTTGAGAATGAAGATGCTGAACCACTTACATAACCTACAGGAACTTTAAAATATCCTGAAGCTTCTGTTATAGAACCACTAATTGTAAACAGAGCAAAGTCTGAAGCATCTAATTTATTTGATATTCTTACATGACCTTTAATAGTAGAATCACTATCATCAATAGTTCTTAGATAACTTTGTATATCAGTACCACCTGAATCTTGGTCATCAATATATAATATACTTGCACTAGATACAGTACCGTTATTTAATCTTAACTCACCATTACCTGGGTCTGCATCTGAAGTACCTGTATCAAAGTCATAAGCAAATGTTTGTCCACCAAAGTTTCCTTCTTGTCCTTTTACACCTTTCTGACCTTTCTCACCTTTCTGGCCTTTAGAACCTGTAGCTCCTACTTCACCTTTTTGTCCCTTAGAACCTGTAGCTCCTACTTCACCTTTCTGGCCTTTCTCACCTTTCTGACCTTTGCTTCCGTCATTACCATCATTACCAGCAGAACCTGTAGAACCTGTTTGTCCTTTTTGACCTTTCTCTCCTTTAGAACCTGTAGCTCCTACTTCACCTTTCTGTCCTTTAGAACCATTTGAACCGTTACTACCACTAGCTCCTACTTCACCTTTCTGTCCCTTAGAACCGTTACTACCATCATTACCATCATTACCTGTAGCACCTACTTCACCTTTTTGTCTCTTAGAACCTGTAGCTCCTACTTCACCTTTAGAACCTTTTTGTCCTTTAGTACCATCTGAAGCAGCACCATCA